GTTGTAATTTGTAAATGGGGCCGTTTTAAGGCGGCCCCATTAAATAAGGTTAATTACGCACCTTCTACGCCAAAGATACCTCTAGGGTCTGATACTCCAAATGAGTATCTTTCTCTAGCTTTGTATCTAACGTTACCAGTATCGAAGTCACCTTCCATTCCAGTTGTTAGAGGCGCTCTTTGGAACATTTTCATTCCATTAGGCACATCAGTGATAATGTAGAACGCATCAGAGTCAGTTAAGTAGTTGTTAACTCTGTATCCTTGAGGAATCATACCCATAGATACGATTGCGTTGATGTCATTATCAGCTGTAGCTGTTCTACCTTGAGATTTCATTAATCTCTCAGCAGTGAACTGAAGCTCAGAAGGAATAATCATTTTTACTCCTCTAGCAGCAATTCTTAGACCTCTTTCATCAGTCATCGCAGCGATGTCGATTAGCGATTGTTCTAATGAAGTCTCGTTTAAGTCAGCTTGAGTAGTCAAAGTGTTTTTGAACGTACCCGAAACTGTTGGGTGAGATGTGCTAAATAAAGCTACGCCATCACCTGATTTGAAAGTACCAGTTGATGGTAAACCGTTGATTAAAGGCTCAACAGATTTAACTTGTTTAGCATTGCTCATTGATCTAGCTAAAGCTTTTGTATATCTAGAAGAAATTCTATCATACAAATTGTCCTCGATCGCTTCTTCAGTGATCGCGAACGCTAAAGCTACAGTTTCGTGACTGTAACGAGCAGTAAAAGTTTCTTGCGCTTCGTCGTAAGATACGCCGGCACCTTCACCTTTTACTTGTGCGTTTGCAAAGCCAGATAACATAACTTCTTCTTCAAAAGCTCTGTCAGATGACTCTGTAGTATAAATCTCAGCATGCTGATTTTCATACCTTTTATATTCCAGGCCGAATAGTGCATTCAATCCTGGCTCTAGTTCTTTAACTAGTTGTGATCGTGATATAGCCATAATTTATTCTCCTATTCTCCTATTACGATTGTAGTTCTAACAAGTTAGGAACAACTACAACAGATCTGTAAGCAGCATTAGTATCGTTTTCTGGATCTTCTGCTGATCTTAATAATCTAAATTGTTTGTCGTCCGCACCTGTTACACCAATATTCAAAGTTGCCTCTGATTTACCAGTAGTGTTATCACCAGTAGAAGTATTCATATCATAAGTTTCTAAATACCCTGCTTGTGCTACTGCGTCATCAGTTGCTACTACATATTGTTGTGTTGGGTTGTCTATTACAAAAGCGTCGATGTCTTCGCTGTTTGCAGGTGTAATTGGTTGAAGGTAGAAATTCGACCAAGTTGGCTTTAAAGTGTTAGCCGCATTGTAGAATATTCCATTCAGCACACCAATAACTGGTGCAGCTGCTGTTTGACCATCAACTATGTAACCTGCAGCGCTAGCTACAGCTCCGCCATTGTAGATAGTAGTACCATAGCCGGCGTCGATTTTATATTTCCCTTGACCAGAAGTCGCTGGAGTTGATCCAAGCGTTCCTGCAGGAATAAGACCGAAACCTTGTGTGTTTCTATTAGCCATATTATTGTCTCCTATTACAATAGTTTGTTAGTTGTTAGTTTCGATGAGTCAGAAATAACAAAAAAATTATTTCTTCGTACCACCGAAGGTTACACGAGACTGTCTATCAACATTGATAGGCATCCTCTGGTCCTGCTCCTTCATAAGATCGTTATCGATTGCTTCATCACGTTGTTTATGACGGTTAGTCATATAATCTTGACGTTGTTGCGCGATCTCTGTTGGTACCTTCGCAAGTAAAAGGCCACCGACCCCAATCACTCCCTTGTATTTGCCCTCATCGAGGACCGGATAATCAGATGCATTTTCGACTTCTTCAGCTCTAACTAATTCATATCCTTCTCTTAAACGTCCAGATATATTTTTAGTGTCTTGAAAGCCAACGCTCTCTGCTCTTATCCATCTATACCTGAATCCATCAGGTGCAGGGGGTGCATCTAGAGAAGATGGTGGAACCCACACTTTTGGTCGTTCAGACTTTGACCGTGTTTGATTCGCACGAGAAGTATTTTTGTTTTCGTTTTCCATTTTACGCTCCTTCCTTCGTGTGTTTTAGTTGTTTTGAGTACTCTTCGAGTGGCACTCCTAATTTTTTAGCTATTGCTACCTGTGATGAAGTGAGTCTCACAGTTTTGCGTCCTGGTTTTACGCTTCTATTTGCCGAAGCAACAGACTGAACTGGTTTGGACGTAGTTTGTTTATCAGTATTACCAAATTTTTGAGGAAAGTCAACTCTCATTCTTTTATCAACTTCCGCATAGTACTCATCTGATTTAGGGTCATAACCCTCTTTATCAACCAAATCCTTATGGATTTCAAAGGCTGTAAAAGTCATAGCTCGATCTTGACCGAACCACGTATTTCTAGCTGCCCATTCTTCCGCTCTAGGATCTGCTTCAGGTAATTCTGAAGGAGTTTGCTCTGGTAATCTTCCACCGTCAGAGAGTCTAACAGGTTCATCCTG